AGAAGAGGAACAAAATCAAGACCGCAAAAGACGTGCAGCAGAAGAACAGGCAAGAATAGAGTCTTTACGTAAACAAAGAGAACAGGCATTCAATCAACAACAATCGCAATTTGACAGAGAAATAGCTTTGGCAGAAGCAGAAGGAAAGTCAACAGTTGAATTAACTAAACAAAAGATTCAAGCAAGTATTGCATTTCAAAAAGAAAAAGTTAAAGAGATACAATTGCAATTAGACGGACTAGCAGTAGCTGAAAAAGCGATTGCAGGTAATAGTGCTTTTTCTAGAGCAGTCTTGGAAACTGCTAGAAAAGACAGAGAGGAAAGGGAAGCCATAATACAAGAATTGAACAATAAGATTGCAGACAGTGAAAACCAACTGAAAATAAATGTAATAAACAACAATAAAGCAAAAGCAACAAGTTACAAAACATATGCAAAAGATGTTGAAAATAGCCAAAGACAAATAGAGGACCTTCAAAACCAATTATTACAGGATGGTTTAGAAAAAGAACTTTTAATAAACAAACAAAGGTTTGAAAGACAAAGAGAGGATATTACTGCAACAGGTCAACAAAGACTTCAATTAATAGACTTGTTCAATCAACTTGAACTCCAAAAAGAAAAGGAAATAAGAGAAAAATTTGATGTATTTAAAACAGAATCTTTTGATACTGAAATTGCTCAACTTGAGTTACAAAGTGCCAAAAAAATTGAGATAGCAAAAAATGAAAACATTCAATTAGCAGGTTTAAGCAAAGAGTTGACTGATGAAGAGAAAGCCAATAATCTATCTGCTCAACAAGCTAAAGTAAAATTTGCTAATGATGCGTTTGGAGCATTGAGCGAGTTAACAAATGCCTTTGCAGGAGAAAGTGAAAAGTCACAAAAAAAAGCATTTCAAATTAACAAAGCAATTGGTATTGCTCAAGCCATAGTAAATACAGCCGGTGCAGTTTCAGCAGCCATTAACCCTGCTGTTGGCGGTTTGGGTATTCCTGCTGGTATTCCCGGAGCGGTATTGGCAGCAGCAACAGGAGCAGCTCAAATTGCAACAATAGCCAAAACTAAATTTGGGGGAGCAGGTTCAGGAGAAACTCCAAGCATAGATGCAAGCGCAGCAGGAGGTCAAGCACGAGCACCTTCTTTCAATGTGGTCGGTGACAGCGGTGTAAATCAATTAGCACAAATACAACAACAACCCGTACAAGCGTTTGTGGTGAGTGGCGAAGTAACAACGAGCCAAGCTTTAGACAGAAACAGAGTAGAAAATGCAACACTATAAACAAATAAAAGTTATTATAATATGAGGATAGTAGAATTGATCATAGACGAATCAGACGAGCAAAGCGGAATTGAAGCAGTATCGCTTGTTGAAACACCAGCAATAGAAGAAAATTTTATAGCACTAAACAAACAACAAATACTACTTAAAGAAGTAGATAAAGAAAAGCGTATTCTTATGGGTGCAGCTTTAGTGCCTAATAAACAAATCTACAGACGCAACGAAAAGACGAATGATGAATACTACATTTACTTTAGTAAAGACACTGTTCGTAAAGCTTCTGAGTTATTTTTTAAAAGATCTAATCATAAAAACGCAACTTACGAACATCAACAACCAATAAAAGGAACTACTATCGTAGAAAGCTGGATTGTCGAAAACACGAAAAAAGATAAAAGCGCACACTACGGCTTAAACGTGCCAGAGGGTACTTGGATAATCAGTATGAAAATTGAAGATGAAGAACTATACAACAAGGCCAAAGAAGGCGAAATAAAAGGTTTTAGTATTGAAGGATATTTTGCCGATAAATACGATATGACTAAAGAAGAAAGCTTTGAAGACTTTGAAAAGAAAATGCTTGTTGAAGAACTAAAAGAACTTCTACAAAAACAAGAATTAGAATCATATAGCGACTATCCAGAAAGCGTAAGAAACAATGCAAGGCGAGGTCGTGAATTGAATAAAGCAGTGGGCAACAAATGTGCCACACGCATAGGAAAATTACGAAGTAAGCAATTGATGGACAAAGAAAAACTTTCAGTGTCTGTAATTAAAAGAATGTTTAGCTATTTAAGCAGAGCAGAAACTTACTACGATGCTGGTGACAAAGAATCTTGTGGTTATATTTCTTATTTATTGTGGGGTGGTAAATCAGCAAAGACTTGGGCAGAATCTAAACTAAAACAAATAGAGCGAGAGGAGTTGGCAAGTATGTTAATCGATGACAATTTTGCAATCATAGATGACCGACTTGCCTATTCTTCTGAAGCTATGGCACAAAAAGCGGCTAAAGATTTAGGTGTTGAAGGCATACACGAACACGAATACGAAGGCAAGACTTGGTATATGGTTGGCGAAACGCACGAATTAGATTTATACGGTAAATGTCCAAAGGGCTACAAAAAGAAGAATGGTAAATGCGTTAAGAAATGAGAAAAAAACGAACCAAAGAAACACAAGGTAAATCAAGCCCTAAAGGAGGCAAAAGAGGTTGCTTATGTAAAGACAACACATATAGTTCAAAGTGTTGTAACGGCACACTTAGAGCGCAAGGAATAGGCAAGATTTAAAACAAAAATGAAACAAACAATTTAATATAAAGTTATTATAGTATGAATACACATAGAGCCGTTAGGCAATTTTTAGCAAAAGCAGAAAACAAGACAGAATTAAAATCTCAAAGAGTTGAATTAAATGTTGTACAAGACATAAATAAAGCTTTGGGTAAAGTAGAAAAAGCTAATAAAAATTTATTAGACATCGGGGTAAAAGCAAAACAAGCCGAGAAAAAACACGAAGATGCGTTAATGAAAGCTTATGAAAAATCGTTAGATGACCAAGATAAATTAACGGATAAATTGAAAAAAGAGGAAAACGCAATGTCCGAAGCAAAAAAAGCTATTGCATCGGCAGAAAAAGGCGCAAAAGCGTTAGGATTAGATGCAAGTCAAATACCAAATTATGAAATATTAGTAAGCTTAATGAAAGACTTTCCATCACTATATAATGATGCAAATAATTTAATTAGATTAATTTCATCGGCTAAAATTTAAAAACAAATAAAAATGAAAGATAATTCAATACTAAACAAAGTGCGTGAACTTCTTGGAATGGAAGTTAAATTAGAGCAACGTAAACTAGAAGACGGTGTAACAATAATTGAAGCAGATGCTTTTGAAGCAGGTACAGAGGTTGTTATCGTAACAGAAGATGAACAAAAGATTCCATTGCCTATAGGTGAATACAAAATGGAGGATGGTATGTTACTTGTTGTAACTGAAGAAGGTTTAATTGCAGAGATTAAAGAAGAGGAAGCAGAAGAGGAAGTTGTCGAAGAGGAAGCTAAAAAAGAAAAAGAATACGAAGAGGAAGTTGAGGCAACTACTGAAGAAGCAAAACCAATTAAGAAAACAGTTGAATCAATCGTGAAAGAAACTTTCTTTTCTGAAATGGAAGCTTTGAAAAAAGAAAACGAAGATCTAAAAGCACAATTAGAAAAATTATCTAAAGTGGAAACTGTTGAAGAAACTGTAGAATCTACAGAGAAAACAAAAGAAGAAGTTGTTGAACTTTCTGAAGAAGTAGAAGCAGCAGCGAAACCAATTACACACAATCCAGAGAATAAGAAAAAGACGGAACATATTCAATACAGTGCTAAACGTCAAAAAACGACTCTTGATCGTGTAATGGATAAATTAAGTAAATAATTATTAATAAATAAAATAAAAAACAATGGCAGTATCATTGACATCAACGTACGCTGGTGAATTTGCAGGAAAATATATTTCCGCGGCACTTCTTTCCGGTAGTACATTAGAAAACGGATTGGTAACCGTATTACCAAATGTGAAGTACAAGCAAGTGCTTCAAACAGGTTCTTTAGGTAGCATCGTAGCTAACGCAACTTGCGACTACACTGCATCTGGAACTTTAACATTGGCTGAAAAAATTATCGAGCCAGAAGAATTCCAAGTAAACTATGACATCTGTAAAAAAGATCTAATTAATTCTTGGGAAGCTGAGCAAATGGGCTTTTCTGCATTTGACAATTTAGCACCTTCATTATCTGATTTCGTTATTGGATACACTGCTGCTAAAGTAGCTGCTCAAGTAGAAAATACTATTTGGAGTGGACAAACAGGAACAGCTGGAGAATTTGACGGATTTTACTACTTAGCAACTGCTGGTGGTTCTGGTTGTGTTGCTGTAACAGGAACATCGGTTACTGCTGCCAATTGCATCGATGAGATGGGGAAGGTTGTCGACGCTATTCCTCAAGCAGTCTACGGCAAAGAAGATCTATTTATTTACGTGGCTCCTAACGTAGCTCGTGCATATATCCGCGCTCTTGGTGGATTTGGTGCTAACGGTCTTGGTGCTAACGGTGTAAACAACGAAGGAACAACTTGGTTTACTAACGGTGCATTGTCATTCGATGGTATTCCTGTAGTAGTTGCACAAGGTCTTCCAGCTTCATCTATGATGGCAGCACAAAAATCTAATATGTTCTTTGGAACTGGACTACTTTCAGACCACAACGAAGTTAGAGTATTAGATATGGCAGAACTTGACGGAAGCCAAAATGTTCGCGTAATTATGCGATTTACTGGTGCCGTTCAAATGGGAATTAATTCAGACGTAGTTATCTACGCTTAATATTAACTATAACTAGAGAAGGGTAGGTAAGATTGCCTGCCCTTTTTTATTTAAAAAAAATTTTTCACTTATGAGTTGTGATATTACCAATGGTCGCGTTGAAGAATGCAAAGATTCAGTCTCAGGATTGAAAGCAATCTACTTTGCAAATTTCGACGATCTTGACACAGACAACATCACTTACGATGTAACAAACACGGACACAATTGACACTTGGGTACCAGCATCGCTTTTATCTTTGTACAAGTACGAATTAAAGTCAAGCGAAAATTCGTTTACGACTGCCGTACAAACTTCAAGAGATAACGGTACTACATTCTTTGAGCAAACTTTGGCTATTTCTTTAAAGAAACAAGACCAAGCTATGCACAAGAATATAAAACTGCTAGCCTATGGCCGGCCGCGCATAATAGTTCGCACGATGACCGATCAGTTCTTTCTCATGGGATTAGCTCAAGGCTGTGATACCACAGCAGGGGAAATTTCCAGCGGAGCTGCCCTGGGAGATTTTAATGGCTACAAATTGACGTTTGTTGCTTCCGAGGTTCTGCCTGCGAACTTTATTGATGTTTCTACAGAAGCAGCATTAAAAACAGCTTTTGCAGATGGTTCAGGAGCAGATGCTTCAATTGTGACAGCATAAGGTTTTTCTTTTCCTTTCATAATGTAAGAGGCACTTTTCGGAGTGCCTTTTTTTTGTCAATTAAAAACAAAAAGCGGTAAAAAAAGTTATTATAGTATAATGATAATTTTAACTACAAGTGGAGTACAACAGACGTTTAGTTTCATACCAAGAAGCCAAACCTACGACACTTTAAATTTAACAGACGAACAACTAAACACAACCGTAGCCGTAACAATCCAAGCAAGTACAAACGGAGATTATTACGATACAATTAGTGCCGTGTTTTCGTTAAAAGAAGGACACTTCTATAAGCTTGAATTAAAAAACGGTAGTACGGTAGTTCATAAAGACAGAGTATTTTGCACTGATCAACCTGTAGCAACCTATTCAGTAAACAACGGACAGTATACAAGCCAAGCATCGAATAACGAATTTATAATTTATGAGTAAGGATATACACATATTAGAATTAGCCGCCTACGAGCAACCAATTATTACGGAATCTAAACGTGAAGACTGGGTAGAGTTTGGCGATGATAATAATTATTACCAATTTTTGATTGACTGCTACACAAATAGTACGACACAGAACGCTATCATAAACAACACTAATAGATTAGTATACGGAAAAGGTTTAAGCGCTTCAGACGCTTCGAGAAAGCCAAATGAGTACGCTGCTATGATGGCTTTATTTAGCAAAAAATGTACACGCTATCTTGTAAGCGACTTAAAACTATTAGGGCAGTGTGCTATGCAAGTCATATACACGAAAGACAGAAAGAAAATAGCACAAGTAGAACATATTCCTGTTCAATTATTAAGAGCCGAGAAGTGCAACGAAGAAGGTAAGGTAGAAGCTTACTATTATTCAGACGATTGGACAGACACTAAAAACTATAAACCACAAAGAATTCCAGCATATGGATGCTCAAAAGAAGCAATTGAAATATATTTAATTAGGCCGTATAGTGTTGGATTGAAGTATTATTCTTTACCGGATTACATTGGTTGTTTGCCATATTGCACACTCGAAGAATCAATCAGCGAGTACTTGCTAAACGAAGTAAATAATGGTTTCTCGAGTAGATCTGTGATCAATTTTAACAATGGTCAGCCGAGCGATGAACAGCAAAGATTAATAAAAAGCAAAGTTTTAAACCAACTTACAGGAACGCAAGGCGAGAAAGTCATCATATCCTTTAATAATAATGCTGAGAGCAAAACAACCGTTGATGCGATGCCGGTGAATGATGCACCGGATTTATACGCAACACTTGCAGAAGAATGTTTAAGAAAAATAATGCTTGGTAACAATGTTACTTCGCCTTTATTATTTGGAATTGCAAGTAGTAATGGTTTTAGTTCAAATGCAGACGAGTTGAAAGATAGTTTTATTCTTTTCGATAATATGGTAATTCGACCGATGCAAGAACTATTGATTGATGCGTTTGATGAAATACTTGCATACAACGGCATAGCTTTAAACTTGTACTTTAAAACATTAAAGCCATTAGAATTTACCGATTTGAGTGGTATGATGGATGAAGAACAAATCGAAGAAGAAACAGGTTTAGAATTAAGCGAAGTAAATAAAGAACTACAAGACTTTATTGCATTAGGCGAAGAAGAAAACGAAGAATGGCTTTTATTAGATGAATATGAAGTAGATTACGAAACAGACGATGAAGAAAACACGCTATTATCAAGCGACATAAAAACGGAACTAAGTTTTAAAGACAAATTAATTAATCTTGTTTCCACAGGTGTAGCATTTCCCAATGCTAAAGACGCTAAACAAGATCAAATAGTAGACGGTATTAAATTTATGACAAGATATGTTTATGCTGGTGACATACAAGACAATACACGAATATTTTGTAGAACTATGCTACAAGCTAATAAAATATATCGTAAAAAAGATATTTTAAATATGAAGACAAAAGCCGTTAATCCAGGTTGGGGTCCAAGAGGAAAAGACACCTACTCTATATGGCTTTATAAAGGCGGGGGTAATTGCCATCATTTTTGGCAGAAACGTATCTATGTTTCTTTTGAAGGTACAGGTATAGATGTTCGTTCTCCGTTAGCAAGAACGGTATCAATCGAAAAGGCAAGAAAATACGGTTACTCTATAAAAAACAATAGTGTTTTAGTTGAAAAAAGACCTATTGATATGAAGAACAGAGGTTTCTTACCTAAAAATAAAAAGCAATAATATGGCAACTGCACTATTAATAACCAGAGACGATATAGTACGTTTTACAAACGTAAATGGTAATGTGGACGTAGATAAGTTCATTCAGTTTTGTCTTATTTCTCAAGATATTCATATACAATCTATGCTTGGCACAAAGCTACTTGAAAAGATACAAGCAGACATAATAGCCGGTACTTTAGCAGACCCTTATTTGAATTTACTAACTAAATACGTGAAGCCAGTTCAAATCCATTTTGCAATGGTTGAATACTTGCCTTACGCAGCTTATACAGTCGCAAATAAAGGTGTATATAAACACGGAGCAGAAAATAGTGAAACAGTAAGCAAAGAAGAAGTAGATTTTATGATCGAGAAACAACGACAAACGGCTATGCACTACAAAGAAAGATTCGTTGATTATATTTGCAACAATAGTGCATTGTTTCCAGAGTACAACGCAAACGAAGGCGAGGATATGTTTCCGAACGATAGTACGAACTTTACAGGTTGGTGCATATGAAAAAAAGAAAGTATACTATAAAAAAACGAAACATAATTCGTTTACAAAAGTTTTTAAACAAATTAGAAGATGGCAGACATAAAGATAAGTGCGCTAACGGCAAAGAGTGCTAATTTAGCAACTACAGACCGTTTTGCAATAGCAGAAAGTGCTGGAGGTGGTTCTTTTAATAGTAAGCACATTACAGGCTCAGAAATTATTGACGGTGTTAAATTGACAACACAAAGAGGTATTACAGTTTTTCCAAAAACATTAACATTAGCAGATGCAAATAAATTTTTGACGTTGGATAGCAGTAGTGCAAATGTAACCACAATTCCTCCCAATAGTTCAGTGGCTTTTCCTACAGGAACACGAATTGAAATTGCACAGAGTAACAGTGGACAATCTCAAATAGTTGCAGGAAGTGGTGTTACTTTAAGAGCAGCAGGAGGAGCATCTAAACTATCAGCACAATATGCAACGGCTACATTGCTAAAAGTGGCAACAGATGAATGGTATTTATTTGGTTCAATAACAACTTAAAAGAAAAGATATGGCAGTCACGAATGGATGGGGGCAGGGAGCGGTTAATAATACCAACAATTGGGGGAAGGGTAAAACCACAGCAACCAATAATTGGGGAGAAATATATGACTCAAGCTCAAGTGGGGATACTAATTTAGGAACTACAGCAGCTTTTGTTAATACTAAAAGTATAGAACTTGACGGTGTAGATGACTTTGTCAATTGCGGAGACTCCGATAACTTATCTTTTGGTAATGGCTCAACTGATTCGCCTTTTAGTATATCTGCTTGGATAAAACCTAACGACAATCAAAAATTCAGAATTATTTTTAAATATAATCCAACTGAAACTTTAAGAGAATACTTTTTTCAAGTATCTAGTTCGTCAAAATTACAAGTAGGACTTTATGACGCTAATAATTTAGGTAGTTTAGGTAGAAACGGGAATACAACTATATTAGAAAATGTATGGAGTCACGTTGCAATGACATATAATGGGAACGGTTCAAATACAGGTATTAAAATATACTTAAATGGTGCTTTAGATAATGGTAGTACGTCTGGAGGTGGTTCGTATACTGCAATGAATAATACAACAGAACCCTTTTTAATAGGTAAATTCAACGGAGGCAGTACTGCAAATGGTTTAATAGATGAAACGGCAATATTTAACACAGAATTATCTGCAAGTGATGTGACCGATATTTATGGCAGCGGTGTTCCCTCTTCCCTTTCAAGTTATAGCAGTTTAATTTCTTGGTGGAGATGCGGAGACGGTGATACATCACCTACACTTACGGACAATGGTTCGGGTGGCAATAACGGCACTATGACTAACTTTAGTACATTCTCAACTGATGTGCCTATTGAATTATTTAGTAAAAAATCAATATTACTTGACGGAGTAGATGACTATGCAGATATGGGCAACCCTACAAGCTTGCAAATTACAGGAGCGATGACTCTGAGTGCGTGGGTAAAAACTACTGCAAGCGGCGCTTCAGATATGCTTATTGGAAAAGATGGGGTTTCGGCAGGTACTAGAACCTTTTTGTTTTTGAGGTCAAGCAACAATGCTAAGTTTGGAATTTTTAAAAGCGGTTCGTTTGTTTCAGTAACAGGAACATCTGCAATTAATGATGGCAATTGGCATCACGTTATGGGAGTAAACACAGGAACAGATTTAAAGATATATGTTGATGGAAACCTTGAAGCAACTAATGCAGGAGGCGGTGGAACTATTGACAATGGAACAGGCATCTTTTATCTTGGTAGACGTGGAGGTTCTCCCGCACAGCGTTTATTTTATACAGGCCACTTAGATGAGGTTGCTGTATGGAATAGTGACCAATCTTCAAATGCAAGTGCTATATATGGAACAGGAACACCGACAGACCTTTCTATATATTCACCACTTTCTTGGTGGAGATGCGGAGACGGAGATACTTCGCCGACACTTACCGATAACGGAAGTGGTGGCAATAACGGAACAATGACAAACTTCAGCACATTCTCAACTGATGTACCAACTTAATAATATATAAAATGAAAAAAGTAGCAGAAACATACGCAATAATTAACATCGCAGATTTGCCAAATATTGACTTCTTACAAGTAGGCGAAACCAACGAAAACACGATAAGAAAATCAATAGACGAATCGAAATTTGTAATTAAGTACAATTCAGTACCTTCGTTTATAACTGATGGTACTATTCCACCAATAGAAACTTTAACACATTCAGAGGCACTTAAATTGATGTCTACTGAAGCTTGGAATTTGCCAATAGAAATATAATGAGACATACAAACGTACTTGCAATATTGTATTTTATTAGCGGCTACTTTGCTGCTATTACAATGTTGTTTAGTACACAATTACACATACAGGCATTTGGTATTTTCTTTGTAATTTACCTAACTTATATGCTTGTTGAACAACTAGAACAATGAAAGAACAGTTACTTTTGCTGATTACTAAAACTAAACTATATTCAATGGAACTATTAGCTATTGTCAGCAGCTTCTTTTTGCCTATTTACGGCATATTAATTTTAATCTTTTTTTGTATTTTGTTCGATACAATTACAGGAATTTGGAAAGCTAAAAAAACGAACACACCCGTAACAAGCAGAAAACTATCTGCAATTATTTCTAAGATCTTATTGTATGAAGCAACTGTAATGCTTTTTTACTTGATGGATTTTTACCTATTAAACGATATTATTTTAACGTTTTTTAGTGTTGAGTTATTAACTACTAAAATACTTGCTTTGGTTCTTGTTTCTGTTGAAGTGATAAGTATCAACGAAAACTATAAAGCCGTGAAAGGAATCGACTTGTGGGCGTCTCTCAAAAACCTATTTGCAAGGGCAAAAGAAGTTACACAAGATTTTAAAGACGTAAAGAAAAATGGAAATTTGTAAAACGTGCAGACAACCAATTAAAAACACTTCTAAATATTTGTGGATATTTGAAAACGGTCACGGTGGTATTATAGACGGTGTTTATCAAACTGCTGGTAAACGTTCACCAATCTGGAGTGACGGCACACAATTATTTGAAGGTGAGTTTAATCGAAGTATTGTCAAACGATTGATTAAGCTTTGCGAAAAAGCAAACATTGACTACGTTAATTTAGTAGATACAAATGTTGATGTAAGCCTGGCAGAAAGAACGTCAAAAGCAAACGAAATATACAGAAACACGAATAAGCCTTGTATCTATGTTTCTATACACGCAAACGGCTTTAGTGAAGAAAGTGCAAACGGTTGGGAAGTATTCACAAGCAGAGGCGAAACAAAGAGTGATGAAATTGCACAAGTGCTATTTGAAAAAGCACAAGCAGAATTCCCTACTTATAAAATGCGTAAAGACTATAGAGATGGAGACGCAGACAAAGAAGCTAATTTTTACGTTTTAAGAAATACTGCAATGCCTGCCATACTAAGTGAAAACTTCTTTATGACTAATGAAAAAGAATGTCGATTAATTATGAGTGAAGAAGGACGTGACCGTATTGCTAAAATTCACTTTGAAATGATTCAAGAAATTGAAAAATGAGAATATTTTATTTATTTTGCGTTTTAGCGCTTTTTTCTTGCTCTGCTAAGTATCACTATAAGAAGGCACTTAAAAAGGGCTTAGAAGTGCTTATAACAAGCGACACGATAAGAATTAGCACAATAGATTCAGTGCCTGTAATAAAACACGATACAATCGTTTACGAAAAATTCTTTAGTTCTAAAGACACGGTAATAATGTACAATAATGTTTATGTGCCACAAACAAGGTTAGAAACACGAATAGAATACAAGCTGAAACGTGATACTTTGAAAATGATTACAAGAGTAGAAGTACAGAAAGCAAAAGCAGATGCGAAAATAAATAAGAAGCCTAACTATTGGGGTATGCTTATATTTATTGCTTGTGTTTTTCTTGTGGGCTTGTTTGGGACGAAGCTGGTAAATAAATACTTATGAAACTAATAAAACACGGAAGAAACGTACACGAATTACAATTAGAACATACACACAAGCTTGCGATGTTAAGTGATTTACATTGGGACAACCCCAAATGCGACCAAGAACTACTTAAAAAACATCTTGACTATTGCAAAGAAAATTCTATTCCTGTTATGATCAATGGCGATATGTTCTGTTTGATGCAAGGACGTGGTGATAATCGCAGAAACAAAAACGATATACGACCAGAACACAACAACGCAAGGTATTTAGATTCTATTGTAGAAACGGCAGTTGAATGGTTTGCACCTTATGCAGACATATTAACAGTTATTGGCTACGGCAACCACGAAACGGCAATAATTAAGTGGCAAGAAACAGATATTTTGCAACGTTTTGTAGATCTTTTAAATTTAAAATGCCATTCAAACGTACAAACAGGTGGTTATGGTGGTTGGTTAATTGTTAAAATTTTAACGCATACTAAATCGTTTCCGTTTAAAATAAAATATTTTCACGGTAGTGGTGGCGGTGGTGTGGTGACTAAGGGTGCTTTAAACTTGACAAGGGCATTAGAAATGTATGAAGGTTTTGATGTGTTTAGTATGGGACACATACACGAAAACAGTTGTAGAAATGATGTACGGGATTGTTTGACACACCACAGTAAAACAGGCTATAAAGTAGAACATCGGTATTTGCACAGTATGATAACAGGAACATACAAAGAAGAATACCAAGAAGGTGCTTATGGTTGGCACGTTGAAAGAGGCGCACCCGTCAAACCGTTGGGTGGTCGCATACTTGAATTAAATTTAGAACGTAAACGCACAGACGGTCACGATTTAATGATAAAAGCCATAGATTCACGAAGATTTATTTAATTTTTTTTTAATACTTAACTTGTTGTTTTATAGCACGTTATAAAATAATTGTGATTTTTTTTGTTAAAAAGTTTCATAAAATTGTTAATTAATAGAAAAAGATTATTATATTTGTATATACAAATTAAGTTCTTTGAGATAGTTGGGAAACAAAGTTGAGTTTATTGGACACTATGACGCACATCTTGGCAGGAGAGTTCTAATAGGTAAAACCGATTATAAGTATAGGCACTTTTTTTAGTGCCGATTGTTGCGGAACAATCACTCTTTAGAAACGCTGATAGATTAAGCTCTGTGAAAAGATAGCATACCCAAACGAGGCAAGTGGCTTTACTACCTGTAAAATGGTATATCGGAAGGAAACCAAGAAGCAAGTAAAGAATCGTATGTGGCTATTGACCGAGCATAACCCAAAGTAAAACAACGGAAACCATAAGAGCGTTAAGTCGCTTCTATCTCATTGAACTTTTAAAATTTAACACTTATGAAAACACGAATGGAAAAATTACAAATTTTAGTAGGACTTGAAGAAGGCATACAGTCTTTTAAAGACCGAATAGAACTAAAGCACGATAGTATTAATGGTTGTGGTGGTTACGATAGAGAAAATCGTGATAAATGGACAGACGATATACATACATACAAGCTATGTATTAAACGATTAGAACAACGATTTAGCAAAGTAAGAAAAACACTTAAATAAATAGATTATGAACAAGCAAGAAAGAAAAGAAGCAAAAAGAGAATTACTTACAGGATTCGTGTTTTTGTGGTCGGTATGGATAGGATATTATTTAGTTATGAAAATTATTACGCTATGAGTTACGAAATACAAATTGATCATAGAGACGATGAAGTAGTAAACTTTACAATTAACGATGTGCCTTGCCAAGTAGAAATAGAAGTTGAAATAGGCGCACAACAATACCCAGTAAGTTACAACACTTTTACAGACGATATAACATATGCAGAAAGCGACACAATCTATTATCACGTTAAGTGCGAAACTTTGCTTTGTGCTGGTTTAATTTACTACGATGACAACGACATTTGCACGGCTTTAGAGCAACAACTAAACGTAATATGAAAAACAATATACGAATAACATATACAACGCATAAAATAGGCGAAAGTAAAAGTGCCAAGCGTAAAGTAATAAATGTACATAGAGGTGTTTTAGGTCATAAAGACGAACCTTATTACGCAACAGAAGCTGAAATGCTATCCTGTGCAATTTACAAATACGAAACTTTAAGTAAAGACGAAAAAATGATATATAACAAAACAAAAACAAAATGAGTATAAACAATCAAATTTTCGATTATTATCGAAAGCAACAACAAAAAATACAAGAAGCAAAGCAGCTACTTGAGGATAACGGTTTTACCGTTAATGAAAAAAAGAAATCTATAAACCAAGAAATAAAACGGTTAGAAAGTCAATTGACAGGTTTTATGGACAAAGACATACAAACCAACAAGGACATTTATAGGCTTCGCAGAATTTTAAAAGACATAAAGTAATGATGACAACAGAAGCACTTAAATTGGAGTTTTGGGACAACTTTAACAACCAACTATATTGCAATTATTTAATCGCAAAAGACAAAAGAATGAACACTTATAAAATACTATACAAATATTACAAAGGCAGCGACACAAGCGCAGAAATGTGCCACGCTATAAAATACGTTAAAGCAGATGACAGGCAAGAAGCAGTAAAAGCTTTTGGCTTATGGGAAAAGTTAATAATAAGCATTGAAAAAGTATGAAGAAACTATTTGAATATATTTACACGCTTATTATAAATTGGATTTATGGAGGACTTAATTAAAAAAGTGCAATATTACATACGAAAAGACGGACTAAAATCTAAATGTAGAAAGCCATACTATACACACCGAAGAATGTACTTGTTTAATCTTTTACGAAACGCTGGTGTAACTTATAGCCGTATAGCTGAATTATTTGATTTAAACCACGCAACAGTTATACACGGTATAAAACGTTATAAGAATCTTAAACAAACACGAGATGCGTTCTTATTGCTGGATATAGTTGATTACGATGAAAACTTTAAACGACATAAACACGAATACAATTTGAAACGTGATATTTTAAAAGCTACTACAATAAGAGATTTAGAAATTATAAAAGGAAGAACAGAAAAAAAACTTTATAAAGAATTAATTTAATATATTTGTAAACTGGTGGGACAATCAAGATTTTTTTAAGTGTTACGTTAGTAGGGGAATCCCACCTCCCCGAAAGCGTAGCGCGCAAATATTAAGCTTATGAAAATATTAGAAGAAGCACACAAGATCTTGTATGAAAGATCTGAAGAAAAATCAAGAATGTATGGGCCTTTTGAAGAAGGAATGAAAAGAGCCGCTCAGATATTCTCAGGTATGACAGGAAGAACAATGACTGCATCAGATATGTATAAAGCCATGGTGGCACTAAAGTTATCACGAGAATCATATCATCATAAAGAAGATAATTTATTAGATGCTGTAGCTTATTTAGCTACTTTAAATGATCATGAAAACAATCAAAAAAAATAGTTATGAAAATAGGAATGTTAGGAATAATAGGAAACTGCGTAAAAAGTATTAATTCACATAATGGAGGATGGACACTGGTATGTAAGAATATTTTAGAACGTACTTTTGAAAATAAAGTAGAGATTATAAACGATAAAAGTGATTTTGATACTTATGATATAATAGTAATAAATGAAGGTGTCAACTATAAAGAAGGAGTATATAATTTTTTTGGAGGAGTTCAAGAAACTACAAAAACAAAATTATTTAAGATCTTAGATTTTAAAGGTGAATTGTTTTCTATAAATGAGCGTATTGATTTAAATCACATGTGTGAAAAAAGAAAAGAATTACAAGGTTTTAAAGATAGTAAGTTTAGAATACCAGAAATATTTAATACTGATGTTCAGTTTAGTAATATTTTAGTAGGAGATAGTCATTCTATATCCGTATATAGGCCGGAATTTAGTATAAATAGAAATGATGGTAAAACACTATACGGATTCTTAAAAGATCCCCAGAAGTACTTTAAAAAGCCAATACATAGTTATAATAAAATCTATACGTATTTTGGAAATATAGATATAAGGTTTCATTTATGTAGACAAAGTAACCCTAAAATAGCTACTGAAAAATTAGTCGATCAATATATAGATTGGTGTTGGAATTCTAAAGCAAAGCCAGTTTGTTTGTTGCCTATCGAGGTAGAAGATCGAAAAATCCCAGGTACAGGATTATATAATGGAAAACCTTTTTACGGAAGTAGAGAGTTAAGATCAGAATTAGTGTCGATTTTTAACGAAAGATTACAATCGCATTTTTTAGATTGCTTAGTATGGCCTGAAGAATGGTACGATAAGGATTATGATTTTACAAAAAATATGGAAGCACGACAGTCTGTTCATTTAAGGCCTAGTTCTTATAAATTTTATGATCAATTAAATAAACAAGAAACACTTAAACTATTTTAACATGTTAGAACAATTTAAAGACTATTATAGAAAAGCAAAAATGAAACAAGAATACTCTTATGAAGGTATTCAATGGACAAAGGAAGATATTAATGATGATTTAGTATGGCATGTTCCTATATACGACGTTGTAAATAGACGGTTTGCAGCATTTAGTAGCTTACCTGAAGCAGTGAGAAAAGGTGAAAATGATCCTAAAGGAAATGGTAAATACTTTCAAAGATTACACGCGTTAAGTGATAATGATTTTATGACTATGTGTTATTTATTTAGATTATGCGGTTCAGGAATTAACTACAAGCCTAAAGCAAAAGAAGACGAGCCTTGGGGCACTCATGGTTTTGGTAATTTTTGGATAGTAGATGAATTAAAAGGAGGATTTACTTGGTCAATAAATTGGATTAACATGATACCAGAAAATAAATTCTGTGATGTTAAAGGTTATTTATTGCCTATGATTAAAGGAGGGCTTAGAAACTTTATACAAAAAGAAGCATTAAATCTAACCGATCACTTAATAACATATATTGGCCAACAAAAAAGAGGTATAAAAGATGTAGTAGATGAAGGTAATAAATGGCTAATAGATAAAGGATATAAAAGACAGAATTTTGTTTTAACTGCTTTTGCTATGGATATGGCAGAATATTTTCCTAATAGCGTAGATGATAATAGCGATGTTTACGTAGGTTCTAATGCAAAAAAATGCTTAAAGATGATTTTACCTGATATGAAAACAGATGCTGCTTTAAGATATTTATGTGAGATCACAGGCGGTCATAGTAAACCTTACGATATGGAAGATGTAGCATGTGACTTTATTCGCTACATAGAAAACTTTCAAAGTGATGATCATGTTAAATTTAATAATGGAATAAAATACTATAACAATGTTCTTAAATAATCAAAAAGGAAACTATAATAAAGACTTAGATAGTAAAGATTTACAATACTATTTAGATTTAACGAAAGATTTTAAATCTAGTTTTGATCCATTTCACGTGAAAGAAATAAATGGATTTATGATCATAGACGAATCTGAAAGTAATAAGGTAGGCGCTAAAGCGCGTTTTGGTGAGTTTCTTATATCTACATGTAAGCAAGATGAAATAGTTTACGTACAGCCACGAAATGGCTTTGCAGGTATAAGTCTGAGTTATTTGTGTAAAATCTATGGAAAAAAATTAACATTAATTATGCCTAGTTCAAAAAAATCTAGTAACCATCAAAGATTATGTATTGAGTATGGAGCAAAGCCTTTGTTTTTAAGAATAGCAGCTATGCCAAATGCAAATAGTATGGCAAGAAAATACGCAGCAAAAAAAGGAGCATTATTTATTCCATTAGGTTTAAATCATGAGTATGTTATTGCTAATGCTGTAAGATGTATTTATGATTATTTTAAAGACAAACCAAAACCTAAAACAATGTGGTCCGTAATTTCTACAGGTGTTCTTACTAGAGCTATGCAGATTGCATTACCAGATACTAAATTTCACGCTATAGCAGTAGCAAGAAACATACAAAACGGTGAATTAGGAAAAGCAAAGTTCTATAGCTATCACAAACGATTTACTGCAAAATCAGATCTTATACCTACGGAATTTAACTCAGAGGAAACATACGATAGTAAAGGATATGATTATCTTTGTAAATACGGAGATAAAGGAGATTGGTTTTTTAATGTAGCAGGTAACGCACCTGAATCTATAATAAAAGCTAGCGAAGTTGATAGTTATAGAGATTGGAATGATTTACGTGATTTTAAAAATATATTATGAAATACAAAAACGCACAAGAAGCTTTTGAAAATATGTATAAAATAATTTCAGAAGAAGGATTAATACATGGAGAAACTAAATGCTTATTTAATGTAGGCTTTTATATGTTACAACCTGAAGATAATATAATTAAAACTAAATGGAGAAAATTTAAACCAGATTATGCTGAAGAAGAATGGCAATGGTATTTATCAGGGAATACAAACGCTATGAAAATTGCAGAGAAAGCAAAAATATGGTATAAATGTATGGATGAATTTGGTAATGTAAATAGTAATTATGGAGCTCACTGGAATGAAGGTGATCAGATAGAATACGTTGTGAATGAGTTAAAAAATAATAACGAATCACGTAGAGCTAGTATTTCTATTTACAACGCAAAAAAAAGACACAACTTTAAAAATGACACGCCGTGTACTTATGCAATTAATTTTTGTATAATTAAAAATGAACTATGTATGAGTGTACTTATGAGATCTAATGATTTATGGTATGGCTTTGCTAATGATCAATATTGTTTTAGTAAATTACAAAAAATGATAGCTGATAAACTAAACATAAATGTAGGATGGTATTACCATTTTACTAATAATATGCATTTATATTTTAACTTTTTAAATAAAAAACAATGAAACTAACAAATGAATTTGAGTCTATAAGAGACTGGGCAAAAGAAAAAGGTATCTACAAAAAAGGTGATCCTAAAACACAAACTTTAAAATTAGTAGAAGAATCAGGTGAATTAGCAAAAGCTGTTTTAAATGATGATCAAGATGAAGTAATAGATGCTATAGGTGATTGTGTTGTTGTATTAACAAGCGTAGCGCACTTAAGAGGCGTAACAATAGAGGAATGTATTAATGTAGCTTATAACGTTATAGCAAAAAGAAAAGGTAAAATGATTAACGGAACATTTGTAAAAGAAGAAAAATGAGGACATATAAAGCAAAAATAAAAATGCATGATGACTGGAGAATTCAAAACACTGGTATATTAGGTGAAAAAATATTTAACATTTGGTTTAATAAAAACTATGAAACTGAAAAAATATTTAAACAATGTGCTGACAGAGATTATGAGGGTATTGATTTTGCAGATGAAAAAGGATACACTTATCAAGTTAAAGCAACAAGAGCGCGTAGCTATTCGTTTAATTGCTATTTAGATGATCTTAACGAGCATTTAAAAGCTGATGTGTATGTTTTTATTCAAATACACGATAAGTATGCTTATATTGAAAGTTTATATAGTAAAGAGGAAATACTTAATTTAGCTAGACAAAGCTATAAAGAAGAAAACTCTTGCTTTGTATATGCTAAAGATCTATTACAACAAAAATTATTCTAAATTATGGAAGGGTGGGTAAAGTTACATCGTAAATTTCTTGAGTGGGAATGGTATGATAAATCTGAAACAGTACACTTGTTTTTACATTGCTTATTAAAAGCAAATCATAAAAATAAAAACTATAGGGGTAAAATTGTAAATAGAGGTAGTTTTTTAACTAGTCGTGAATTGCTAAGTAAAGAGCTTGGTTTAAGCCAACGCCAAATAAGAACATCTTTAAGTAGGTTAAAAATGACCAATGAATTGACCATTAATTCTACAAGAAAAGGTACTCTAATTCAAGTAGTTAACTATACAAAGTACCAAGTACAGACCAATAAAGAGACCGATAATAGACCAACAATAGACCAACAACAGACCAGTAACAAGAATGTAAAGAATGAAAATATATACAGATCGTTTGAGCATTTGTCTATAACACATGGTCAGTATGAAAAGCTTTTACAAGACAATTCTAAAAAACAAATTGATGAGATCTTAGATTCTATAGAAAACTATAAAGCAAATAAAAATTATAAATCTTTATATTTAACAGCTAAAAATTGGCTAAAAAAAGTACCAAAAGAAGAAGAAGATAAATTAGTAGCACAAGCAAAGAAGCATGGTTATGTTAAGTAAAGGAATACACACTAAATATTTATTAGATTATAAACACGGAAGAATAAAACAAGGTTTGCCTATTGGTTGTAAGTTAGATGATCATATAGTATTTAAACCTAAACAACTTAACATCATTCTTGGACACGACAACGTAGGAAAAAGTTATTTCGTTTTTTGGTACTTTTTAACACTTGCACTTAAACACGATATAAAGTTTTGTTTATGGGCTGGAGAAAATCAATACGGTCAAATAATGCGTGATATGATTCAGATGTACACAGGTTTGCCGTTTAAAGAATTACACGATTCACAAATACGAAGCTACTCAACTCACTTAGAACAATACTTTGACTTTGTAGATAATTCAAGACTATATACCCCTGAACAATTATTAGAAGAGTTTAAAAACACGGATGCAGATTGTTGTTTAATTGACCCGTTCACAGGTTTAAGCCGTGAATATGGTTACGAAGGCAACTACAAGTTTTTAAATATGGCAAGACAATTTGTAAACGAAACAGGAAAAACAATTTATATTAGTACGCATCCAACAAGTGAGAGCGGTAGGCAAGGTAATTTATTTCCCAAGGGTCACATGTGGGATGGTCATTTAAAACCACCTATGGCAGCTTACGTTGAAGGCGGTAAAAGCTTTCTAAATAGATGTGATGATTTTATTACGATTCACAGATTAGTAAAACACGAAACAATGAAATACGTTACTTTAGTAAGCATTGACAAAATAAAAGATCGTGATACAGGTGGCGAACAAACACTTTTAGAAGACTATATTTTTTGTGACTTTAATAGAGGTTTAGGTTTTGAATTGTATGGTGTTAACCCTTTAGAAAAATTAAGATAAATGGAAAGTTTAGATTTACTAAAAGCAAAGATAAACCTACAAACTACAATTATTAAGTTTACAAGTAGTATTGAAGAATTGCAAAAGAAGCACCCAGAACGACACGACTTGATTAACTCAATGCTTGAAAGTTTAGAAGATATTGCAGAATTTCAATCCGTGTTTATGCAGTTAGAAGAAGAATTTATTTTAGAGTGCAAAACAAACTTACGTTTGCAGATGCAAATAAGCGAACAGAAACACGAAATAGATAAATTAAACATTTTAGTAGAAAACTTAAAAGAAGGTATTTAATGCCACGATGTAAACATTGTAAAGAAAAGTTTGAAGCTAAACACTTTAACCAAAAATACTGCTTTAAAAGTGAGTGCGTTCGTGTTTGGGTAGAAACTGCAAAGGTCAAGAATTGGAAGAAAGAAAAGAAACGACTAAAAGACGAATTAGAAACGGTGCAAAGCTTGACTAAAA